TTATTACTTATTTTTATATATTTTTTTATATTTTTATATTTTTATATTTTTATATTTTTATATATATGCTTAGTAACCCAAACACGAATGGCTCATTTGATTTTCACCCCCTAATCCGGCATCGAGTAAGTGACAGCCTTCGCAATATGGCTTATTTTCCTTTTCATTTTCATTTTCCCATTCTTGTTCTCTAGCCGCATATAAGAATTCTGCTAAATGCGTATCATCTGGTGCATCATAATTATCATTGCAGTTATCATAATAAATTTTGCATGTATCGCATTCATTGCATCCATTGCATTTGTATTCCACATCATCGATACACAACCCCGGCATATCCCAACAATCATCACAATCTTTGCATCCTCTATAGCCTCCATCGCTTGTAAATTGCGTAACGCAACCAGTGCATTTAACTCTATTAATGTATTGTATTTGTTCCGCGGTATACAATTCGGGTAAAGTACAGTATTCATCACATTCTTCGCAACCGACTTTATACCCGTCAGCCATGGTACGCGTAACGCACCCGTCACACTTTTTATTACCCTTCCAATTTGGAATATTCCATTTTGGAGTCGGATCTTCTTCGTCACTCGAATAATCGTCATCGGAATATTCATGTTCATTCTCTAAATTCTGTTGTAAAATACTTCGCAGTTGATGTAATTGTTTTTGGCTCATTTGTGTAGTCATTTTGTTATAATACACTTATAGATAAGTTTTTATTTCAATTTTATAATATTCAATCGTGTAAAATCTCCGGCAGTATAATGATGCGCCAAAAAAAGTCCTAATCCAATGAATGTATCAACTAATATTACAATATAGGAATTTCTAATATGCATAAATGCCATTATAGAGAATAATAAATACATTAAACCATGTACAATGCGAAATTTCATCCACCAGATAGGTGCGCCCTGTGTTTCTAACCCGGACTTTCTTTGCCCAGTAAAATAAAGATATAAAAATCCAATAGCGATTGATAATGTTAGTATTCCTAGATAAGGCAAATAATACTCTGGTAAATATTTAGCTAAAGCCGCCAAGGCTAAACGACTTGGAATACATCCGCCTAAAAAGAGCAAAAACCGTTTTTGCATCGGAGTCATCTTATACAACCTTTAGAAAACAACCTTTAGAAAAGGTTGCGCCAAAAATAACCCGATGGACATGTCTTATTTTTACTTAGTCTGTTTTGCTTGAGTTTTTTCCTAAAACATTCTTTTCCATCGGGTTATTTTTGGCGCAACCTTTTCTAAAGGTTGTTTTCCAAAGGTTGTTTTTCTAAAGGTTGGTTATGAACGATCATACCAAATCCTTTATTTCTAAACAAATAAAAAATATAACTCCTGAAATGCTTGATATAGACATGGCAAAATTATTAGCCACCGGAAACAGTGCCCATACTATGTCCTCCCGCTCACGGATCGGCAACAATATAGTAGATTTCTTTACTTTTAAACAACGTTTAGAAACAAAGGGAAAATATAATACCAATTTCTTTGAATTTCTTGAAAATATCGAAGAATTTAAAAAGAAAAAATTTATCCAAACAATGTTGACCTATTACAAAAATGTTAAAAATAAAAACAATACCAAAAATGAGTACATCGTCTATAAAGAAGTATATAATATTTGCATTAGTGCTATAAATATCATGCGACCTTTAAATTGCATGGAACTGTATACAAAATACAATGCCAAAAAAGTCCTCAACTTTTGTGCTGGCTGGGGTGGATCCACTGTCGCCGCCTCCGCCCTTCATTTGGATAGCCATTATGGCATTGATGTAAACAGTGATTTACAAGAACCCTATGTAAATATGATAGCATATTTGAGCACTAAATCCCACACAAAAAACTATATTCATATTGGCGATGCTCTTACTGTCGACTATACAAAAATAGATTATGACACTGTTTTCTCATCGCCGCCCTATTATTTTATTGAGAAATACGCCAATAATACAACTTATACTTCGAAAAAAGAGATGGATGAACAATTTTATAAACCGTTATTTTCAAAAACTTATGCCGGTCTACAAAAAGGCGGATATTATATCATAAACATATGTCAAGAAGTGTATGATAATGTATTAAAGAATTTATTAGGTGAAGCCACGGAAATGTTCCCTTTTAAAAAATCCAAACGCCAGAATGATTATGCGGAAATGGTTTATGTATGGAAAAAACAATAATATACTTTATATTTATATATACATAAAATTGATTAAATTATATATAACATAAGCATATATAAAAATAATATATAAAAATACATATGTATAAATTAGCTGCCACTAGGTTTAATCATGCAACATGGAGAGAAAATGAATTATGGAGAAAGACAAATAATCATCAAGGATGTTTATATAGTAATCCTCGAAATTTCAAAGAGAAAATCATCGATAATACCACTGTTTTCATATTAGAAATGCACAATGATGAGAATAAAATAAAAGGCATTGGTATGATCAAGAAACAAACCATTATGGGAAGTCATACTTCCAGAATTTATAGTGATGGCAATTATAATCGTTATACCTATAAAAGCCCCTACAGGATCGATATAAATGAACTTGACGGCTACAATAAAGCCATCGTAGAAGTATTTGATATATTACTATTCAAAACGAAGAAACACATCAAACGCGCCCAAGGCATTACGGAACTCCCAGCATGGATCCTTAACAATAAGCATTTTAATTTTATACAGTTTTTCAAGGAACTGTTTAAAGTGAAATTTCCTGGTTTATTCATTGATGCATCCGCCGCGTGCTCCGGCACTGAAAAAAATGAACCGTAAAAAAGGATCCGGGGGGGGAGGGGAGGGGCACACCATTAATACTGGTAAAGTTGATCAACTATAAGAGAGAAGGACCAGTCGACGTCATTCAAATTCACCAAATTGCCTTTGTCATCAATTAAGCGTACGCGCAATCTGTCAATATTAACCGGACCAAAATATGTACGCTCATTGGCTTCTAAAGCGGTAGCAAATTCTATATAAGGTTGGCTAAATTGACTATTCGCATAGGAAACAATTGGATTGCCGCTAGGGTCGACTACTGGATTGCCGCTAGGGTCGACAACGTAGGCAATTTTTGTACGCAGGGAGCCGATGCCTGTTAGGGGAATAAGCGCCAAGACATCCGCGGTAGAGGGACCAAAGGATTTATTACTGAAAGTGGTTCGGTTAAACAGGATTTCATTGGCTGTATAGAGTTGCGATTGCGTTAACTGGCGCGGCGATGTTTTTGTCATATAGGGTAAGGTCGACCGCGGTATATTCAAGGCGGGATCTATTGAATTTATTACATCCGGACAACCAATGGTGGCGAAGGTATTATTGGCATTTTTATACGCCGGGCTATAATAAGACGGCAAATCGAGTTTATTTGAGACATTAGTGATGGTAACTAAACTATTATTTACTCTATTATTATTATAATCATCTACGACTAAAAGAAAATAAGTTGAGCCATATAAATTAGCGGGTGTTTGAGCTATATTATAATAGATATAAGTAGTATAATCTATAAGGGGGCTGGTATATTTAGGAAAACCTTGAGAATTTGGTGGCGGCAATTGATTAGAAGGTGACAATGGCGGATCAGTGCTGTCATTATTTAGATTAATTACTATTTTATTCTCATCATTAGTTCTATAGCCGAGATTCCAACCGAGATTTTGATTTAACTTCATTTGCGAAGAACCACAACTACTATCTAAACAACTGTTAAATTCCAAGGTATCGTAAAATATGAGAGTGATATTTTTCTCACTCGTATTGAATATTAATTTACCTGTCACGCTATCAATGCTAATATATAATTTAATGCCTATATATTCGGCACTTTCATACTCATATTTATAATTTAGAAAATAACCATTTAAAAAGGGGAGGGTATAATTTCCCGATGGGATTTTTACAAATATTTTTCTGGGAGGCAGATAATTTCCATCTTGATATATAAAACATGTATTGCCTAAGGCATCGTCAAATATATACCAGGATGTGGGGATTTGAATAGAGTTTAGTTTCATGGTAATGACGTTGCTGAGCCGTTCCGATAAATCAAATGTAAAATCGGTATTGAATGTGGGTGCATTTATATTGTTATTGGAATATGGTACAATATTTGATCGATATTGACTATCAACTGAGACGATACGACTAATGATGTTTTTTAAGTTCGGATTGATGGTGCCCTGTACTACAGGAATCGGGTGGGATTGTAAGACCCCTAAGCGTTCGCGATTCATGACAAAGGCATTATTTTCTTTTCCTTCTTTATCAAATATTTGCACTTTCTGTTTGCGATCAGTGGGCTTTGTTCTCTCGACTTCATCTGCCTGTTGCGGATATTGATTCTGCCACCAATTGCCTTGTTGGGTACTTTCATCATTTTGAATGTTGTCTTTATCATCATCATCATCTATATAAGTTTTTTCCATAGTATCTATTATTTTTTCTAAGGCATTTTCAATAAAAGTAACTAATTCCGGTTTTCTCTCGGTTTTAAGCTTGGATATTATTTTATTGGCTTCATCTTTTATTTGAAATTCTGTAGGATTTTCATCCTGTATATTTAAAATAGCTAATAAATCCTCAATTGAGTAGTCATCAACATTAGTATTCATTATACTATTAAAGAATAACATTTTAAACCCTTGAAGAATTAAATTAGCACTAAACAATTAATAACAAAATAATTTAAAGATAATTATGTAGTATTAATTGTCCTTGGGTGTATTCTCATTTGGACATTTCAGGTGTTTACCAGTCATTTCTGGGGAAGAAACAGGATTAATCAACCCTTACTTTTAGTAAGCCTAACCAAAATTTACATGGAATTGATTGTGTCCAACCTTAAAGGTGTATTTTAAAATCTTCAAGGGTGTAAGTCTGTATCATTAAGTGTAAACTTATAAAAATTGATATGAATTATATGTATTATGAATTATATCAATTATATATAAGAAATGGATCACCCATTTATTGTGAACGCGTTTGCCAATGCCAAGCAACGAACGGCCGAGGGTCAAGCGCCCATCGTTTATCTCAGTTTCAAGCGATCCGGTATCTTTTACAAAGATACCTACTGTATTCTCACGGGAACGTGGGCGGAAGTGGTTGTAGCCATAGAAAATGCTTATACGGAAGTCAACAAGGCGAAACAGGAAGAGCATTTTTGCAGGGGAGATCATAATAACCTACTGGATACGCCTTTTGATACGTGGTGTTCTGGCAAATGTAAACGATTTAGCTGTGATGACCAAACGGAGTGTGACGGCCAAACGCAGTGTGACGGCCAAACGCAGTGTGACGGCCAAACGCAGTGTGACGGCCAAACGCATATAAAATGCGGATCCAATTGGCTCTGCACTGAACACGACTCAAAAACCGAACTGGAAGAATATCTAAATAATATCAAACTGGGCTACTACCCCAGTTATTCTATTGAATATATGTAGCCAAAAAAACACACTTTTTAAAAAACACTTTTTAAGAAAAAGTGTAGCAAAAACACACTTTTTAAAAAAAGTGTGGCAAAAACACACTTTTTAAAAAAAGTGTGGCAAAAACAGACTAGGCGTACGCATTTAAAAAATTGTAGCAAAAAATGTAGCAAAAACATATACTTTTTGTTTAAAAAAGTGTAGAAAAAAATATACTTTTTTCAAATGCGTACGCCTAGTCTGTTTTTGCTACACTTTTTTTTAAAAAGTGTGTTTTTGCTACACTTTTTTTAAAAAGTGTGTTTTTGCTACACTTTTTTTAAAAAGTGTATATATAAAGCATGCTCCATTTCAAAGAAGCATTCATGTTATTTTTTGTCATGTTTATGATTTCATTGTGTCTGGATTCCATGAATATAATGGTAAACTCTATTCAAGATATTTATCTCTCTAAGGCCGTGATTATTTCCTCCCTCTACATGGCATCAACAATGATGGGCGCTCACCAAATTGTCCATTATTTAACCTACGGGTATTTAAAGACATCTGTTTTTTTCACGTGGATTGGTATAAGCCTGCTGTTTTTTTATGTAATGCGGACACAAATGTTCATCAAACCCAAAGATTGGTTGCGTGAAATGATACCCCATCACTCTACGGCAATTACGACCACCACTCAATTATTGAACAATAATAAATTTGACACTAATTCGCCCGTGTATAAATTAGCCACGCAGATTTTGAAGACGCAAAAGGAAGAAATAACCCTCATGAAGAGTTTACTTTAAAAAAACACTTTTTAAAAAAAAGTGTAGCAAAAAAAACACTTTTTATAAAAAGTGTAAGTACAGCAAAAAAAGTCCACGTAAACGCTATAAATCAACACTTTAATGGTCTTTCAAAAAAATAAAATATAAGCCAAAAATACATAATATTATACCAAACATATCGTAAATTGTGATTGTTTCGTGAAATACTATGACACCGACAATGATTAAACTAACAATGCTTAAAATTGACCAGATAAAATTGGTAATACCCATGCCGGCACCTTTCAAGGAATAACATTTTCCTAATAAAACGCATATGATACTATAGGATGCTATTGCTAAGAATATATAAATAAATTTATTTTCAGTATGATTTTTTTTAATATTATATTGGGCAAAGTTTTCAAAAATAACAATCAATATTATGAGTAAGATATACCTATGGGAATATATCATATATATTTTACAATTATATTTTATAATTATATTTTATAATTATATTTATTATTGTTAAAAGTAATTTTTTGCACATCCCGTTGCACTCGCACTTTTTTTAAAAGTGT